GTTTAGGTTTACTCATTCAAATGTACCATAAAAAGTTGTTGACAAAGGGCTTGACAAATGTTATATTTCGTATGTAGCCCCCATGATGTTTAGTGTAATTTTATATTCTTTAAGTTATCCATTTCATCCATAGCACTTAAAACCTCCAGCATATATTCCTTTTCTTCATCAGTAGAAGCATTCTTCTTTTTCTCAATTGTGGCATTTACTTTCTCCACGGTAGTGTGAAAATACTCCTTAAAGTCATCACTTGGTTCCATAATACAGAGAATATCTTCCCACTTAACAGAAGCCCGATTCTCTTTAATCATGGCAATTGGAAGCCATTGTTGCATTACCAGATTCATGTTTCTTACTTCAAACATCATAGGTTCTTTGACTTCAACTACCTCATTATTCTGGCTATCAAAATAACAAATAACATCAAGCCCATCTTTGAATCTAACAATTTTTACTTCGTTTTGCATTTTAGTCTTTCTTATGTGTATTTTAAAATACTATTACAGGCCGATGTATTATTGAATCCAAAAAAATCCAAATATTTTGTATCCAATTTTAAATTTTGATTCATCTGCATTAACATATATATTTCTTTTTGTTTTAGTCGAGAATCTTCAACAAAGAAATAATCACCTTGTGTTACAAATTGGTTTAAAAAGTATAACACACCAAATACATTTACATGAGCATCTTCTACAATCAACCATGGTTTAGGCAATTCTGCATAATTTATATTGTACGTATCAAACATAGATAAGTTGTTTACATCACAATGAAGATAATTAATTCTTGTATCTTGTACAACTTTTGATTCATTTCTTATATCAAAAGAATATATTTTTGAATCTATTTCATATACTTTAAGTAAATCATTCATATATTCAGCACTAGCACCATTACCAGAACCAATTTCGATAATTGTTTTTGGTTTTAATTCCCATAATAACATTTGTAAAATACATAAATCTGCTGTTGTTTTGAATATATGTTTGCCTTTCCAGGTCATACATTCTTTGACACCTTGTTCATAATGCTTATGTGTGTGATAAGATATATTGGTATCAAAATATTTTCTATTTTCAAAATTTATATATCTTTCATAATTTGTATAACTTTTATCTTCACCCAAGATGAAATTTAAAGCTCTTTCTTCTTCTTCATTTAAGTTGTTAATGTTACCTAACAAATAATATAATAAATGGTCAGCATAAGTTCCTACATCACCTTGTTTATTAATTACCTTATCATTCAATTTCTGTAAGATATCATCCATTTTTAAGTCCTATATTGTAGATTTTAAATGAAAATTTTTCCTCATTGTATATTTTCACCCTCTCAACAAAGTGTTTTAATGTAAAGTTCATATGTTTTTTATATCTTAAATCATCCGCAATATCATACAGAGTAGCCATCTCTTTGCCCTCACTTTGTCTTAATCCTCGTCCAATAGACTGAAGATTACGGACTCTACTTTTAGAAGGAGAAGCAAAAATAATATTGTGCAAATTCCTAATGTTAATACCAGTACTAAATGTTCCAAAAGAAGCGATAACAATTGCATCATTTTCTTTCTCCATGATTCTACGAACATCTTCTCGGACATCCGTGTCTACTTTACCATGTATAAAAAAGACCTTACGGCCGTTAGCTTTTTCTAATATATCATTATAAAGGATTTGCCCATGTTTTTCAACCATTTGATATAATATAAGTGTATTCGTACCTAAACTAATTGCAAGATTTCTAATGAACCTGTTTCTATTTTTGTTTGATATTAAGTACTCTATTTCTTCCTGATAGGTTGCATCTTTCATTTGTTCTGCAACTTCATCTTCATATTTTAATACCAGACATTTGATTTGAAAATCTGATAGTTGTTTACTATCAATCAACTCTTTGGTTGTTGTAACTTTTTCTACGCCACCAAATAGACCTTCAAGTACCAGTTTATGTGTTTTGGTTCCGTCCAAAGTACCAGTCAATCCAATTCTGTATTTTGTTTTATTGGCCGCAGTCATTATGGTTGTAAGAGACTGGGCCTTAAACAGATGTGCTTCATCACCGATTACATAATCAAACTGTTCAAAATAACTTGATGGTAATTGATACAGTGATTGCCATGTGGAAATGATTAATGGCTTGTCAGATACTTTATCTTTGCCTTGATATATTCTATGTACTGCATCTTCAACTATAAAACCATTGTGTGATGAGTAGTCAGCAAAGTCAGAATACAGTTGTTCGACCAAGGAAGTCGTAGGAACGATTATAAGACCTTTTAAGTCCTGATAGTCTAGTAGTTGTCTGAACAGTAAATAAATGATTAAGGACTTACCTGAAGCGGTTGGGGACAACAATAATGCTCTACGATGTTGTATCGCATGAATGAAAGCATTACGTTGATGGTCTCTGACCTGAATTGGTTTACCTTGTGAGTGTAGATTTAAAGTTTCTACAAACTTGTTGAAATGATATACGGAGTATTCATCTTGTAATTTGATATCACCCCAATCAATAAAGTATTGGCGTTCATCCGCAAACTCTTGTAAATAACTGGTAAGTCCAAGATATAGTTGTTGTGTTTGTAAATTGAAAAGACGTATCTTGCCGTCCCAAATTTTGTTTCTAAATGCTGGAACAAACTGGTGACCAGGAACAAAGAATGTAAAGTACTCCGATAATTCTCTTGCAACATCTCGTTCACAAGTTATCTTAGCATACACCTCGTCTTTTTTAACAATGGTGATATCAACATCAGACATTTTTAAGTTTTCTCTTTTCAAAATGCCTATGTGTAATTTCTTCAAGCACTATACTTAATATAGGTCTATATTGTTTATCAACCCAATGTCTAGCTGCCCAATCCAAATATTCATCAGGCACATCTTTTAGATAAAACCCTTTATATTTACCAAATGGCAACGGTGTATGTTTTCTGGATACGTGGTCTTTCTTCATGTTACTGTCCGTTTACAAATTTTTCCCATGATATAAAATCTCTTAACTGCCATGTTCTTTGCTTAAGTTCTGACATAATAGATTCAACAACCGATATGGCTTCTTCGTGGTAGACTTTCTTTTCCAACAGTTTAATTAAATCTGCATCAGCTTCTAAGTATGTATTAATGTCAGATTTCAATGCGAACTGAAATGGTTCCCAACCATATTCATCCAATTCTTCTTTGGACATTTTACCAGTAAAGTATTCCCATTTAATTTTACGCATACGCAGATAATCAAAGTGTGCTTTCTTTGATGCAATCTTATGTTTGGTTAGAATGTTAAGATATTTACTGTGCAAGACAGGTATCTTTAGTAGTTCTTTGCTGGGTTCTGTTTGATCCATATTTGAATCTGTTTCCCAATATTTCAATATTTGTTCAAGATTTTCCATAATTATATAAAGTGGCAATAAAATTACATTATAACATTTTTGTATTACATTGTCAAGTATGTGTACGATTCATACCTAAAAGAAGCAGATACTGTTACTAAGTTATCCGCAGATAATCTGGTGTCAAAATTAATATCACCCATAGTTAATGGAAATAAATTTCTAAAATTAACTCTGAGTACAGGATTGTTTAAGTTGGACAATATAGTCAAAGTGGCATCAGAAAAATGTTCACTTCTTTGTAATTCTTCTTTGTAGGTTCTTTTTTCGTAACCATCCGGATCGGCAATTGAAATGAACCAGTTGTAAAGATTTTTCCATGTTTCCATTTCTTCATCTACAATAAATTCAATATCAAGCAAACTATAGTCCAGTTTGGTACCAGGAGAGTACATATCCAAAAACGGAGTAACACGAACAGCTTCACCTAACTTTATGGATGGTACATTAACAGATTGTAAAAAATAAGCTACAGTGTTAATTCTTTTAAATTCCAACAAATATTTTGTTGGTTGTAATAGATTTGTGTTCTGTGGATTTCTGTTTAGTGCAGTCATTTTATCTCCTCTATACTATTTAGGAGCCAAAAAAAAGACCACCCGAAGGTGGTCTTTAAATGTCACTCTACGGTGACTCAATATTACATCAAGTTTTTAACTTGGAAAATACGGTAGTACTGGTTAGTACGTGGTGTTAGAGCACCATTACCAACGTTAATACCTTGTGCGAATGGGTTTGAAACCATTCCGTAACGAGTCTTAAATCCAATCTTTGGTTGGAATGTGTACTGGTCAACAGCACGAACCATTTGCAATGGAACGTATGGGCAGTAGAACAAACCAGCATCGTATGGAGATGTACCTTTGTAACCGATTGTCACCAATTCTTGGTTAGATGTATAACCACCG